TTTCAACAGTCTAGCGGGGTAGCCGTCAAAGTCTACACAAAAACCCAAACGTGGATCGAGGTAAGAGCCTTTTCTGGGATGTGCCATAAGCTGTGTCCCAGACACGGCAACGCCGCCCCAATCCTCTTCGTCCAGAACTTGAGCGGCTGTTACCATTGCAGCATTTTTCATAGCATCATCGGCAACACTCCAAGCTTCCGAGTCCAGTCGAGTTATGAAATATGCCTCCGCTTGCTCAAGAGTGCCGTATGAGTTTTCGCCGACAATTAACGGCATAGGTCACCTCACTTAGGAATGGAATACCGGCAGAATGCCCAGAGACAACGCTGAGGCTGACTTACGCTTCCAGGTACCGGTGGTGCTAGAAAGGGCATCAGTCGCGGCTGTCATTGCCACACCTGTACCACTTTCAACCACATAGCGGTAAGCTTCATCAGACGGGAACGCTTCTTCATCACCCACCCAATCGTAACCGGCAGGAGCAAGAACGTAACCCCAACGACGCCAGATAGTGGTTGTACCACCACCCTTGTAGGAACTGGCATTACGATCAATTTCGGTAGGCTCAGGAACCATCAAGCTCTCCATAGCAACAGCGCCGGGGAGTACAATGAAGGAAGTCTTGGTACCTACGAGATCTACGCCTGCACCTGTGTTGACTTTTGTCAATTCAGCTGAGGTCAAGCCTTGAGCGGCACGCGTCTGGATCAGGCGCAGTTTGCCTTGAAAGATCGTGTTAAACTCGATGCTGCCATCGGTCACACGGTCAGCGTCAACAAGGTTTGCTGAACGAAGACTGGCGATCACTTCCGGAGAAGTAATCAGGTAGGCAAACGGAGGCTCGTAGTCTTTGTAAGCCATGCCCATTGCCAGCAAGAAAGCTTCAGCGCGTTGAGCGCCTTGGCTCGAACTGGAGGGGCTGGCTACTAGCTTGGACGCACCGAGATCTACGTAGAAGCCGTTGCGCAGCTCAGTTGGATCGTTTTCAAAGCTTTGTCCACCGAGACCGGCTTGACCGGTTGCGGAAGCAGCGCCCATAAGTACTTCAGACAGAGCAACGCCTTTCAGCACAGCAAGAATGCCGTTGTGCTCGTCTTGGCTCTGAGTCTCGCCGAAGTCACGACCGATCTTAGCCAGACCATCAATCTGTGTTACCACTTGCTGCATGTTTACTTTCTTTGCACCGTTGGTACGCACAGTCTTGATGTACTTCAAGTAGTCAGAGCTGTAGCTTGTTACAACACCGTCAGTGGCGTCTGTCAAAGATGCGACGTTGATAGTCGGGTTCAAAGGCTTGTGCCAGCGCATTTGGCCAACAAAAGTCTCTGTGTTGACATCAATCAGTGGGTTGCCACCGACGATGCCTGTACCAGACAGCTTACGCGCATTTGTGTATGCTTCGTCAGAGTATGCAGACAGAACTTCTTGCAATACTTCGTTGCTGGCACCGGCCAGGTTTGTATTTACGGACATAATTTTCCTTATTTCTTACGTAATGTCCCCGCTTGTGCCCGCTTGATCATTTCCTCTTGTGAGAGGCTAAACATCGATTCAGGCTTGCCGCTGGGTGACGAAGGTTTGATGGTTGTCGTTCCCACACCGCTTGACTCTTTAGACTTGAAAAGGAATGAGTTGTCGTCATCCTGCGCAAAAGTAGTGACAAAGGAAGTCAGGGCTGCGCCTGTTTTGTGTTTCCACACTCCATTTTCATCCTGCACAAGCTCACCGACAATTTCTTCAAATGCCATTTTACGAGACTTGTCGTTACGAAATTCAAGGCCAGACAAAAGGCTGTTGACTTCCATGTTTCGGGTCAGTTCAACAATCTTTTTATCTTTTACATTATCTTTTGCTTTCAGATCATCAAGTTCGCTTTTAAGAGCTTCGGCTTCTAAGCCTTGATCACGAAGTCTGGCGCGTTCTGCATCCTTGATTGCCTGCTCTTGTTCAGCAGTCTTTGCGAGGGCGGCATCACGCTTGGCATATGCATCATTCAACTTTTCTTTCATTGGTGCAATTGCCGCGTCTACTGCCGCCTGCAGAACATCTGCGGGGATTTCAACGGGAGGCACAACCGGAGGAGTTACCGGTGGCACAATTTCATCATCTAACGATTGGTCTGACATAAAATCCTCTGAGTACAACTCATTTTTTGAAGCACAGCTTCTTTAACATAAAAAGCGAGGCAATTTGCCCCGCCAATGTGATATTCATAGAGAATAGTCTCATTATTTTAGATTCAAAAGAATCAATAACAACGAGACGAGAACTCCAGAGAGTCCTCTCTCAGTGTCGTCAAGTGTCAACACTTTCCTTTAATTTAACGGGTTCGTTCAATGTTATGTGAAAGTGACGTTAATGCATTATTTATTAACCAACTCCATACCAAGCGCGGTCTTTAGTGAAGCCTTCAGGGATTTTCTCTAAAATATCTAAAGCTTTAAGTATGTCATCATCTGTGAGCAATTTTCCACCCACGCGTGACCTACCGGCTACAGGTATCAAACCTATGTCAATAGCTTCTTCCCTGAACTTGTTGTAGACTTCCCTGGGGAGGCCTCGCGCCAACATCTCCTTCAGTGTCATCTCAATCACATTGTCTTTGAGAACTTCTGCGTATATTTCACGAAGCCCTTCTCGTGCTTGTGTCATGACTGCTGCGTTAGCGAAGAATGCGTCATGTATAGTGCTTGTTTGGACATTGTTCTTCTTGCCCCATAAGTGGAATTTCTTTACGATAACTGCGTCATTGGAGTGATTCGTTGTGTTAAGAGGAAGGCGTGACGTTCCTCCGTCCTATAAATTCAACTTTGCAAATTCACCGTGATGTACTTTAGCCATTTCATCATATGTGCCTGCAGCTTCAAGCTCACTTTCAAATTGACCTAAGTATATACGCTTCTCAGCTGTTCTGAAGGAAGCTTTCCACACATTTTTCTTAGCATCCCACCAAACACCTTTATAGGCGCTTGTGCCAACCTTTTGTCTGAATTTGTTTTGCTGATTCTCACGGGCCGTTGCCAGACGAAGATTACTAATAGAGTTGTTCAGACGGTCGCCATCAATATGATCAATAAATAGTCCGTCTTCAATCTCTCCTACCAGAAGTTGCCATATCAATCTGTGTATGTAGTAGTACTTCTTTTGAATGCAGACTCTGCGATAGCCGTCATTGGCGTTGTAGCCTGCCAAGGTACCTGCCTTTACAGATCCGCGAGAGACACGGTTGTAGAATTTGTCAGCTTTGTATTCGAAAAGGGTTTCAATCTGAGTATTACTCAGCATAGTCTCACCGTCGAGTTGAATTTATAGAATCCTACATGTTACCATGCAGACCAGACTATATCTTACATCCACTGTGGATGTCTCCGCGCTTCGAACTCACTTGAGCTCTACGAGTCTCATATCCCGTTCTGGGATGTACACTCTAGTCGTTGCACCTTCAAACCCATTCCTGGGTAAGCTTGGCTCAGGATTGTCCACTTGGGAGTTCCCCTGAATTCACGGAGTTTTATAACGGCAATTACTTACCGTTTACTGCGTAGGCTGTCCTGGCTCTCGTGGCATCGGCAATGTCATTTATCTTACCCGACTCACCTGTTGCAACATCCCACCACCCGGCCTCAGTCTTTTGATTCACTTGCACTATGCTGGTAATCATCTTACCGTTCTTGTCACGGTACATCAGCTTCTCTTCAAATGACTGTGTGAAATTTTGCTCTATTGTCTTGCCGTCAAAGTTCACCCAAGGCACATTTGTCCAACTCTTCGGTAACTTGTTGGCGTAAAGCAATTCAACACCGTCTGAAATTTTCTTTCCGAGAAACTTACGTTTCAATATGACAGTACCTGTTCTGCGATTGCCTGACGGATCACTTCCAAAAATAATATCCGACATCGCGTTCATCTTGTTCCAGAAAGGGAGTCTCTCAACAAAGTCTTTGAGATATAGCTTACTGGGATCAAGCCCCAAGGCGGAAGCCACACCAGTAGGGAGCTTGGTGCCTTTTCTCACACTGCCTACAGTTGCCGCTTTAAATATCTCCTTGAAGTCAAACGCGGCTGAGGACGGCTTAGCGTTTGTGAGATACGCCTGTGCCAGTCTGCCGAAGAACTTTGTGAAGTCCTTAAGTATAGGCACCTGCTCAGAGAGTTGCGCAGACATGATCTTTGCGATTGTCTTAAAGTCATCAGGTGTGACTACTTTGTTGTAACTGCGTGACATCTTCTCCACAAGGTCTTTTGTCTGAGAGTCAAGGAACCACAACTGATCCATTATGTCAACACCGGGGTCTGTGCCCTTGTTGAACACATCTCGGACGTCTGTGCGAAGTGCCCTCAAACGTGCTGCCATTTCA